GAACATCCTGGCGCGTGAGAACGGCACCCGCCGGGAACGTCAGCCGATCAAGAGCGCCGGGTTCAACACCCGCCTTCGCAAGAAACTCAACGGAACTGTGGAGGTGCGGTCATGAGGTCTTACCCCGAAAAGCGGCGGCGCGTGTTTTTTGCCGAGCATGACGCGATCCTGCGCGAGCAATACGCGGATGCGTCCAGCGAGATGATTACGAGCTGGGCCAAGGCCTGGAACGTGTCGCGCGACGCTATTCGCAACCGCGCTCTTGTTCTTGGCGTGCGGCGTTCGCAGGCGGCTAAAGAGGCGGCGTTGGCGCAAGGCCAGCACGACCGCAACGGCACTGTCGGGCTTTACGAGATTCCCGAACCGAACCGCGACGAGGACTATTCCGCCGCTTGCCTCGCTGAAGGCGGGTTCGGGCGCTTCCTCGAAACGCGGGGCCGCAACGGCGAGCCGCGCCTGACTGGCCCTTATGTGCCCTACACCGCCGAACGCAACGCCAGACGCTCACAGGTGGCCGCATGACGGTCGTTCTGTCGCTCTGGCGCGGCCAGATGCTTGTTCCGGCGTCGCCCCATCGGTCGGCCCGCGATATCGTCCGCGAGGTTGCCGAGGGCCACGGCCTGACCGTAGCCGACCTGACCGGGCCGTCACGGCTGCGATACGTTTGCCACGCGCGTCAGGAGGCGATGTGGCTCATTCGCGAGGTTAGGTCCAGCGACGGCAAGCCTCGCTTTTCTCTGCCGTTTATTGGCTCCCTACTGGGCGAGCGCGATCATACGACCGTCCTTTATGGCATACGCGAACACGCCAAGCGCCTCGCGGCTGAGCGGGTGGCGGCATGAGCGCGCCCTTTATGCAGCTCTACGTGGCCGACTACCTGGGCGACACGCGCCACCTCACGACCGAACAGCATGGCGCTTATCTGCTGCTGTTGATGACCATGTGGCGGGCTGATGGGCGCCTGCCGAACGACCCTAAGAAACTGGCGCGCGTGGCCGGTTGCACGCCTTCGCGATGGGCGAAAATCAGCGCCGAAGTGATGGCGTTTTTTGATGAGGTCGCAGGCGAGATCACTAACAAACGCCTCGTCTTTGAACTCGAAAAGGCGCGCGAAAAGTCGATTAAACGTGTCGATGCTGGAACCAAGGGCGGCAACGCTAAGGCATTGAAAACGCAAGAAACGCCCCTAGCAATTGCTAGCCGTTTGCCAGAGCATTCTTCAGAACCAGAACCAGAACCAGAAAGAGAAGATGGTGGTGGTGGTAGCGCGTGCGCGTGGCCAGCTAAGCCGATGGAGGCTTTGGTCGATGCGGTAGCCTCGCCCTGGCTGGATCCGATGAAGGCCCCCGGCCTGATCACCTCGTCGGGCAAAATCGCAGCTTGGCGCCAACGTGGAGCCGACTGGGGCCGAGACGTGTTGCCGGTGGTTCGGGGCCTTTGTGCCGCCGCCCGTGGCCCAATCTCGACCTGGGGCTATTTCGACCGGGCCGTCCTGCAAGCCCTTTCCGACAACTCCCGCGAAACGCCACTGCCGGAGGCCAGAGCAAGCCCGTCTGTGGTGAGCCTTACCGACCGCATCGCCTCTGAACACGCTGAGGCCCGCCGCCTCGCCTTTGCCAGACTGGAAGCGCAAAATGGCTGATCAAGCCGAAATCCTGGACGCCCTCGAAAGCCTCGCCGTTCACTGCCGCCCGCCGCTCATGAGCGTGGAAGACCGGGGCCGGTGGATGGCCGACTGGTGCAACGACCTAAAAGAGTTTCCCGCCCATGCGATCCAGACCGCCTGTCAGCGGTGGCGCACGGGGACCAATCCCAAGTTTCCGATGGCTGGCCAGTTTCTGCCGCTGGTGCGCTCCGTCAACGCGCGGGGCGCCGTGGACCCGAACGCCAAGGCCAAGGCGTGGGAGCCTGCCAGCGACGCCGACTATCAGGCGATGAGCCTGTCACGGAAGATCGAGGAACATACGCTGCTAGCAATGCAAGCAGATCGCCTTGCCGGGCCAATGTGGGGCAACGGCGCCCCGATACCGCTCGAGGAAATGCCGCCCGCCTATCACGACCACAAGGCCAAGGCTGCGAACCATCGTGCCGAGGCCGCCCGTCTTCGCGAAAAGCTGGCCAGCTACCGCAGCGAGGTCGCATGACCCGCTTCAACTGGACCCCCGAACGCCTCGCCACCTTGCGCCGCCTCTACCTGGACGAACAGCGCGGGCCGGTCGAGATCGCCCGCCACTTCGGCGACGGCTGCAACTGCGTTACGATCAGCTCCGCCGTCCGTATCCACAACATGAAACGCCCGCGCACCGCGTCAAACGGGTTTAACTGGACGCCCGAGGCGGTGGACGCCTTACGCCGGATGTACCCTGACCAGACCGTCACTTGCGCCATCATCGCCCGCAAGATTGGCAACGGCTGCACAGAGCGCGCCGTGATCCGCAAGGCGGCGCTCCTGAAACTGGCATCGCCTCGCACCCGCGTTCCCGGCGTCAAGCGCATTGCCCGCGTCCAGCGCATTCGCCCGATGAGCCCCGACAAGGCCCGGTTTATCGGATGGTTCCGCCGGGCGGGCTGGCCTGCCTCGGAGGTCGCATGGCTGTTTGACGTCCAGCCCGAACAGGTGGCCGCATGACCCGCCCCGTGCCCGCTATCATCTTCCGCATGTCTGAAGCCCTTGACGCTGAGATCATTCGCCAACGCCGGGGCGTGACCGGTCGGCCCTTCGATGCCCGGCTGGATCTGGACGCGGAACGGCTCGCCCGCGTGGCCTTCGACGTCTTCTGCGAGTGGATCAAGGAAGGCGGCTTTCCGCACGTTTATCGGTTTCTGAGGGATTTGCTTCGATGACCCGCACCCCCCGCCGCAAGAGGACCGACACCGCCGAGGCCCTGGCCGAACGTGAAGCCCGCAAAGCGCAGATTATCGCCCTGAAGGCCCAAGGCGTCCGCGTGGTGCATGACAACGAATATCGCATCATAGCCGCTCACCGGCTGGACGTGTTTAGCCTCCTGCACTCCCGCAAGGGGCCGCAGGAAGACGGCAAGCCCGGCAAGGCCGCGCTCACCGATCAACAGCTTCGGGCCGCCCGACGCCTCGAAAACCTCATCGCCATCGCCTACGGCCACGAACGCCCCGAAATCAGCATGGACCGGGTAGACAAGGCCACCGCCACCGCATCCGAACAGATCACCCAGGCGATGATTGACGCATCCCGGCTGTTGCAGATCGTTTTGAGCAAGTGCGGGCGCCGTGATGCCGAGCTGCTGTGTGCGCTCATGTCGGGGACAAACGCGCGGCTTGGGTCAGGCTGGCGGGACACGGTAGAGCGGATCACAGACGAAAGCCGCAAGGAAGCGCAAGCGGCGGTTATCCGGGCGGCGTGCCAGAATCTCGTGCTGGCATGGCAGGCGCTGGACTATGCGGCGCGGGAACGGAAGGCGAGGGCGGCGTGATACAACCCCTTGCGCCGACGCACCGAATCAGGTACACATTTGGCATTGGGGGTTTTGTGCTCAAAGCTAAAGCCCCTCCGAGATTAGCCGCTAGATACGGGCTACAAAAGAACGCCTGAGGTTATGGGCGGCAACACGCAAAGGGGCTGCGCCCCAGCGTCCACACTAGAAGGCGGTTTGAGAATGGGGCTGCGCCCCGCTTCACCGCTTGGACGCAAGCGTGAAGGACTATCACAGGGTTTGGCTTTCGGCCCACGCCGACAGGGCCGAGGAGTGGCTTTGCCAAAGATTGGCAGACGGCTTCGACATTCACCACATCGACGGCAATCGAGCGAATAACGATCCGCTAAACTTGGTCCTGATTGAAAGGGCCGATCACATTCGCCTGCATAACCGCGCGACCAATCTTTGCCAAAGCCTGCCCGATCCGACGCCTGCCCAGCTAGCAAGAATAGAGGCTGAGGGGCGAGCGGCGTACGAAGCGAGAGCAAACAGCGGAAACTGGGCAGGGCAGCGCAAATCCTCCGTAAGGTGGGCGCGCATGTATTCCGCCCTTCACCAACTCGCGTGGCCCCCTGTTCGGTAGCCGCGCAACCCCTATCGCTCGATCCGGCACGGCCACACCCCATAGGCCAAGCCTCAACACTGGACCGCTGACCGGCGGGCGACACCCCACACCCCATCTGTGTACTGCGCTGCGGCAACGGCCAGCTTGGGAAACCCTGTCAGCAACCCGAGAGGACTGACCATGCCAGCCGGAAGGCCGACCAAGTACGATCCGGCCTATTGTGACCAAGCCGTCGCGTTTATGGGCCGGGGATATTCTAAGACCGCGTTTGCCGGTGAGATCGGCGTTTGTCACGACACGCTCGTTGAATGGGCTAACGTCCACCCGGAATTTTCCGTAGCGGTTAAGCGAGGCCAGGCCGCACGCACGCGCTGCCTCGAAACTACGCTCCTCGCTGGTGAGACTGGACCCAAGGTCACGGGGCATATCTTCGCCCTTAAGAACGCCGCTCCCGAGGAGTGGAAAGACAAGGTGCAGAACGAACACAGCGGCCCCCAAGGTGGCCCTATCCCTGTCGAGTGGGTGATAGTTGACCCTAAAGCTTGAGTGCCCAAGGGTCTTTGCTCCGCTGCTGCCCCCGGCGCGTTACAAGGGCGCCCACGGCGGGCGGGGCTCTGGCAAGTCGCACTTTTTTGCCGAATTGCTTGTGGCGCGCTGCGCTAGGCAAAAGACCGACGTTGTTTGCATCCGCGAAATCCAAAAATCGCTGGCGCAATCGGTCAAGAAGCTGGTCGAGAGCAAGATTGCCAAAATGGGCCTGTCGGATCGGTTCACGATCTTGAACACGCACATTGAGGCGCCATACGGCGGCGTCATCGTCTTTCAGGGGATGCAGGACCACACCGCCGAAAGCATCAAGTCGCTTGAAGGCTTCGACATAGCGTGGGTCGAAGAGGCCCAGTCTCTCAGCCAGGCCAGCCTAACGCTTCTCCGTCCGACGATCCGCAAAAGTGGGTCTGAGCTGTGGTTCTCGTGGAACCCGAACCGCAAGGCCGATCCGGTTGACGCGCTGCTGCGTGGGCCGACACCGCCGACCGGCGCCGTGATCGTTCAAGCCAACTGGTCGGATAACCCGTGGTTTCCCGCTGAGCTAGAGCAAGAACGCCGGGACGATGAGCGCGACCGGCCCGACAATTACGAGCACGTGTGGGACGGCGGATACAAGAAGGTGACTGAGGGCGCGTATTACGCTGCCGATTTGACCAAGGCCAAGAAAGAGGGCCGGATTGGCAAGGTCGCCGCAGACCCCCTTATGACGATCCGGCTGTTCTTCGACATCGGCGGAACGGGCGCGAGAGCGGACAGCCTCACCATTTGGGCGGCGCAGTTCATTGGTCGCGAGATCAGGTGGCTCGACTATTACGAGGCGCAAGGCCAACCGCTCGCCACTCACGTCAACTGGATGCGAGCGCAGGGCTATACGCCCGACCGCGCGCAAATCTGGCTGCCTCACGACGGGGCGAGCAACGACAAGGTTTTCGACGTCTCTTATGAGAGCGCGCTGCGTTCAGCGGGCTACACGGTCACAGTGGTCCCGAACCAGGGCAAGGGCGCTGCTTCCGCTCGCATTGAGGCCGGGCGGCGCTTGTTCCCATCGATGTGGTTCAACGCTGACACCTGCCAAGGCGGGCTGGACGCGCTCGGAGCCTATCACGAACAGAAACACGAAAAGACCGGCGTTGGCTTGGGGCCAAAGCACGATTGGTCGTCGCACGGCGCCGACGCCTTTGGGCTTGGCTGCGTCGCTTATGAAGAACCGATGATCAAGCGGCCTCGCCCTCAATCGCAGGTCGGCTCTTACGGATGGATGGGCTAGTGTCTGACGATATCCTAGACCAGGCCCGCGAGGCGTTTGAACAGGCGCGCGACGCCGAAAACGACAACCGCGAACTGTGGCTGGATGACGTCAAGTTTGCCCGTCTGGGCGAGCAATGGGACGAGCGCGTTAAGCAGCAGCGCGAGCTTGAACAGCGCCCGGTCTTGACCGTCAACAAGCTGCCCGCGTTCATTCGGCAGGTGGTCAACGATGCCAGGCAGAACAAGCCAAGCATTAAGGTTCACCCGGCGGATAGCGACGCCGATCCGGCTGTCGCGGACATCTACTCCGACCTAATCCGCAACATTGAGTACACGTCTGACGCCGACGTTGCCTATGACACGGCGATGGAGTGCGCGGTAACGGGTGGGTACGGGTTCTTTAGGATCAACACCAAGTACGCGACCGGCGACACGTTCGATCAGGACCTGTGCGTCGAGCGGATCGCTAACCCGCTGGCGGTCTATGGCGACCCCTATTCCACGGCGGCTGATAGCTCCGACTGGAACAGCGCCTTTATCATCGACGTCATCAAGAAGTCGGTGTTCGAACGCGAGTACAAGGGCGCCGAGGCGGTCAACTGGAATGACGAACCCTATTCCAGCCTGCGTGATCCGTGGATTTCTGACGATAGCGTGCTGAT